GAAACGGTAACGCAACAAGCAGCACGATACCAACGGTCGGAAACGTCGGGGCATCTGGAACGGTCGCGTTCCAAGGTGACATCGGTCGTTTCGATTATTTTGTGGCGACCGTCGCAAACGCATTTCTGGACAACACAAACGGATCAATCGGCGTCGATTCTGAGCGAATAGCGTTTGAGCAAGTGGTCTTGCCAATTTGGGCGGGAAATTTTCCGACGTTTCTCGGCAGCGGAACTCAGTCAAACAACGGCATTACTCATGTAATCTGGGATTTGGACCTAGTAAACCCGCAGGGCATATCATTGCGGAACGGCGGAACAATCATCACAAACAATCGTCAGGCGACTGTGAACGCCGTTGTTTCTCAAAACCGCCGACCGATCCCGCAGCACGACCCGTTGAATTCCTTCAATCCGCGCAGGCGCTGATCCATGTCTCTGCTGCTGCTCCTACAATCGGCAGCATCTGGATCCGGCATCTCCGGATCGCTTTCTGTAACGGAAGCATCCGATTCAGTTGCATCAGTTTCAGCGATTTCGATTTCTGCCTCGGCAACGATCACAGAATCTGCTGACACCGTATCTGCATCCTCTGCTTTGGCACTCAATGCCTCTGCCGCCATTGCTGAAGCGTCTGACTCTGTCGGATCGGCATCAAATCTAGCGATCAAAGCCTCAGCCAGCCTGACTGAAGCGTCTGACTCTGTAGCATCTGCATCATCTGTCGCCATTTCGGCTGCATTTGCACAGACCGAGTCGGCAGACAGTGTAACCAGTTCGTCCGCGACCACCATTCGAGCGTCTCTGGCGGCCACAGAGACTGATGACACGCTGAGTGCGCTAGGAAGTTCAAGCCAGAACATCAGTGCGTCTCTGAGCGTCACAGAGGCGTCTGACACGGTTGTTTCGGCATCGAGCATCACGCTGTCGGCGCTTCTAGCTGCAACTGAGTCAGCCGATACGGCATCCGGATCTGCCTCGCTTGCGATAATCGGCCAGGGTTCCATCAGTGAGGTGTCAGACACATTGTCTGGTGTCTCAACGCTCGGCGCGGCTCCGATCACTGGAGTTTTCAGTGTAACGGAGGCTTCAGACAGTCTCTCAGCGGCATCAAGTCTTGGGGCGGCCCCGATCACTGGGGTTTTTAGTGTAACCGAGGCGTCTGACACTCTCTCAGCAGTATCTAATCTCGGCGCGATTCCGATTACTGGCTTTCTCAGCGTAACGGAATCGTCTGACACACTGGGTTCAATCTCGGTTTTGCCAAATCGCGGCGCTGTCGCAATTTCCGAGGCTGGCGACAATATCCTCTTTTCCTCGACGTTGACCCTCAAGGGGTCGGCAAATATCATCGAAGGTGCTGATGGACTGCTTGCATCTGCTGGGGTTTTCTCCGCGTCACAGTCCTCATTCTTCCAATTCTTTTGAGATGCCATGACAACCAGGCGCGAATTGATCCTAGCCGACATTGCGACCAGACTTGCGTCTGCTCCCTCTATCGGCGCGCCTGTTTACCGAAGCAGAGTTACTCCTATGGCTCGCGGGGAAACCCCTGCCGTCATTGTTGAGCCTGTGCAAGATTCGGCAAGTCAGCCAGTCATTCCAAAACTTGATTGGATGCTCACGGTTCGCGTCTCGGTGATAGTCCGGGCATCGATACCTGACCAAGCGGCAGATTCGATTCTGCAAGCGATCCATACCAAGATGACTGCGGATCTGACGCTCAGCGGTTTAGCCTATGACGTTCAGCCTACATCGACGGCATGGGAGTTTGTTGAGAGTGATGTTCCAACCGGAATGATCACCTATGACTTCATGGTGCTTTACCGCACCGCTCTTCAAGATTTGACGCAGGAGTAAACCATGAGCGTTGACAAATTTTGGGACATGGGCGGCAGCTACATCCTCAACCCCGTCACGGGTGAGCGCGAGCTTGTTGAGCGCACCCAGGCTGCGGAAGACGTTGTTCTCCCCAATCCTGATCCGACCGTAATCGAAACTACCGTTGAGGAGTAACTCAAATGGCACTTCTGTCCCGCCGCCGAATCCTGTTGGCAAAAATCGAAACGACCTACGGTGTGGATTCCAGCCCTGTGGCTGCGAACGCGATGTTGATTCGCAACATGGACATCACGCCGCTCGACGCCGAAATTGTCTCGCGCGATCTGGTTCGGCCATATTTCGGGAACTACGATCAGATCATTGCAGCTCAGAAGGTCGGTCTGTCGTTTGAGGTTGAGCTTCAATCCTCTGGTACTGCCGGTGTAGCCCCGGCATACGGTCCGCTGTTGCGCGCTTGCGGACTCGCGGAGACTGTCACTGCCGCAGCGGTAACTGGTTCCGCCCAGGCGGGATCCGTAAGCACGATCACGCTTGCTGCTGGTGCAAGTGCGGTAACCAACCTTTACGTTGGACTCCCGGTGTCTATCACAGGTGGTACAGGCTCCGGTTCCTCTTCGACCATTGTTGCCTACGATGGTGCTACGAAGATCGCAACGGTCAGCCCGAACTTTGCAACGGCACCCGCAGCGGCATCTGCCTATTCTATTGGCCCTGGCGTTGCGTATCGACCCATCAGTTCTGCGTTTGAATCGGTGACGATGTACGCTCAATTGCAAGATTCGGTGCAATCGAGTTCTCCGCTTCACAAAATCCTGGGGGCGCGCGGCAACGTAGAATTTACCGTAAATGCGAAATCGCTCCCGGTAGCGAAATTCACGATGACAGGTGTCTACAGCGCGGTGGTCGATTCCACTAACCTGTCTGCGACCTACACGGGATTCCGGACTCCGACTGCGGTCAATGATGGGAATACGCCTAGCTTCAGTTTCTTTGGCCTTGCAGCGGTGATGTCTGAGTTTTCTGTAAACCTCAACAACGAGGTTGTTCACCGGAATCTGGTCAACTCAGAAAGCGTCATCCTGACCGACAGGAAAGCTGCCGGAACGACTGTTTTTGAAGCACCGACCATTTCCACTGGCACGTATGCGAAAGACTTTTTCGCTACGGCACTTGGAACGACCAACGGATCGATGTCGCTGGTCCATGGAGCAACTGCCGGATCCATTGTCGATATCAGTGCATACACCACCGTGGACATCCAGAATCCGACCTATTCGGACATGGATGGCATTGTTATGATGTCGCTGCCGTTTGTTCTGATTCCGACTACGTTGGGGAACGACGAGTTTTATTTCACTGCTCGGTGATGTTTCTCAGGAGGAAACATGGGATTTGCAATCAAACAGACGGCCAGTTACTCCTGGCCGGTTGTGGTGGAACTGCCTGCGGATGGAGGACGGTTTGAGAAACACACCTTCGATGCCGAATTCCGCCGGCTGAATCAGACTCGCATTGAGTCAATCATGTCTGAAGCAGTTGCTGGTCAACTGCGAGATGTGGAGGTTGCAGGCGAGGTGATGATCGGCTGGAAGGGAATTACGGAAAACGGGGAAGACATTCCGTATTCTGAAAAGGCCAAGGCGGATCTGCTCGGTTTGCAACTGGTCGCCGCCGCGGTCATCAAGGCATGGATGGAATCCCTGTCTGGTGCGAAGAGAAAAAACTAGAGGACGCTGCCCGTTACTGGGCCAGAGGCAGCGACTCGCTGCGTGAGGCAATCGATGACCTCCGCAGACTCAACGCTCCCGAGGATGTGATTCGGGAGATGGAGAAAGCCCAGGCTTCAGAGGATTTTGAAGTCTGGGATGAGAACTGGCCCGCAGTCGAGATGTGGCTTCGACTGCAAACCCAATGGCGCACCAGTTTTGGTGGGTTGATTGGGTTGGACTATGTCGCAGCCAAGTGGATGTTCCAGCTCTACGAGGTGGAAGATCAGAAAGAGATGATGGACTGCATCATCGTCATGGAGAGATCCGCACTGTCTGCCATCAGCGAGGATAAGGCCAATGGCTCTTGATGTTTTTAACGTAAGAGCCATCCTCTCTGGTAGCGTCACTGGCACCGAGTCTTTTGATCGCTTCAGCAGCAAGCTGAACACCATCGGCAAAAACGCCGATACCGTCAACAAGCAGATGTCTGGCCTGGGGAAAGCAATGAACGCGCTGGCGGGTGGTGCCGCTGCGTTTTCATTGAGTAATGTCATCGCGGAATTCGCTCGCGTCACGATTCAGATTGATGCCTACCAAAAACAGTTGACGATGGGTTTTGGCGGGGCTGCCACTCT